AAGTGCCGCATTGAAACGGCGCACAATGTGATCAATCGGCACATTCAGAATGGCAAAAGCAGCAATGGCATAGATGCGCAAGTCAAGCGCCTCATTGCGTTCGCGCGTCTTGACCCATGCAATCCTTGGCCTTCCCTTGAAATAGGTGATAGTGCGCTTTTCAGCAGTAAGCTGCCGAAAATACTCAATATCCCGCGATTGCGGGAAATGGCAGTAGCCAGGCCCAGGCTCTTCAATGCGCAACCTGCTGAAATGAACCTCCTTGGCCGTGTCAACACCAATCGGATAAAGCGGCACCTTGCCGATGTTGTTGCGTGAAGGCCGCCCAACAATCGGCTTGCCAGCACCCCCAACCCCTTTGACCGCAAAGCGCCTGTGCCCCTTGCGCTTCACATAGTCATAGACACTCCGGGTGTGATGCCCCCCGCTGTCGATGCACGCCGCTGCAATATGCAATGTGACGCCAGACGGATGCTGCCAATCACGTTCTAATATTTCATCGAGCCGGTTCCACACCTCACTCCCGGACGGATCGCCATAAAGCTGCTCATAATGCACCTGCCAGCTCTCTTCGCCAGCACCCCAGCCCACAACCTCAATCTCAATCCGGTCATCCTGCACGTCAACACCGGCCGTCAAACACACAACAGGAGCGGGAATCCCCTCATAATCCTCGGCACGGTTGAAAATCGACCATTCCTCAATCGTCTCGCCAACATCTTCCCAAGTTTCGGCGAGAAACGTGTTCACGAACGTTTTCAGCCGCATCGGATCACGCCGCGACGCCAGGAAATCATCGACAGCCTCAGCAATCGTATACCAGGGCGAATACAGCCCATTGAGATGAAACCCGGCAATCCCGTTGAAGGGAGCATGCGCAATCCAAACCCCATTGCGCACAGCACGTTCACGCTCCGCATCAGTCCACGGCTCATGACAATGCTCACAGTAATAAGCCGCCGTGGCTGGATCATCATTCTCCCAGCGAACGTTTGCCCAGCGAAGCTCCTGCAACGTGCCACAATGCGGACACGGCACATGATACTTGCGCTGATCGCTGGCAAGATAGGCCTTCTCGATCCTGCTCGATCCCCTGTTGGTCGGCGTGGAAACCTGCGCCACCTTGCTGTTCCAAAATGTTGCACAACGCCGCCGCGCCAACGCAACAGGATCGCCCTCATCCCCAGCACTTAGCGGATAACGATCCACCTCGTCACACAGCACAATTCTGATCGGGCGCGACGCAAGCGCCGACGGACTGTTCGCCCCCACCAGCGTCAACGACCCACCAGGAAAAATCTTGTGCAACGTGGTATTGTTCGCCTGCTTCATCTTGGCCTGCTTGAACAGCCGCGAAAGCGTCGGCGATGGCAGAATAAGCCCAGCCTGCACACGATCCTTGCTGAACGCCTGCGCCATTTCGACTGTCGGCTGCAAGATCAAGATCGGGCAAGGATCATTCTCAATGAAGTTGCCGGCAATGTTGAGCAAGATTTCCGACTTGCCCATCTGACTGGCACACATCAGCACAATCTCGCGCACATCCGAATCGCTGAATGCATCCATGATGCCGCGCTGATATTCCGCCCGCGCCGTATTCCACTGCCCAGGTTCCGCCGATGACTGACTGTTCAACCGACGCGCTCTGTCCGCCCACTGACTGACCGTGAGCTTGGGCGGAGGCCGCAACACCTCAAACGCGCGTGAAATCTCCCGAATAGCCTCAATCCGGTGCTGATCGGTAAAGATCGACCCAATAACGTTAGCCATTGTTTTGCGCGTCTTGCCTAGTCAACGCATCCGCTATTTGCCACAAGGTTGCTGTTACCAACGCAACGACCGCCATACCCGTCCGCATGTCCGCATACCTTGCGCCAGCATCAAAAACCGTCACCAGACGAAATTCACCAAAGCTGGCAACGACCGCATGGACAACAACAAAAGCGCCAAGCACCACCAAAAACCGCGTGACAAACAGCCCAAGCAAATACAGCACCCCACCAATCGCCTTCATTTCCGCTTCCTCTTCACCTTGTATGGCCCGCGCGGGCCACGTCGTTTCTGCTGCACCGGTTGCTTGCTACCATCCGTTTCATCCTCGTCCTCTTCATCAGCAACAATGCGAATCGATTGACCCGTCGGATCGATCTCAGGCTGATAGCTCGCCAGTTCCTCAAGCGCCTCGCGAATCTGACGTTCCAAATACGCCTCGATAGCCTTCTTGCTTGTCTCACCAGCAATCTGCGATGACGCCTTGCTCGGAATAGCCAGCAGCTTCGCCCGCAACCCAATCAACGCAACCCTCCAAGCCGCCGCAACATCGCTACGCAACACCAATTCGTTGCAACTCTTGGCTATCTCCAGTTCCGCCAACGCGGCATCAGCTCGCGCCTTCCTCGCCCGCGCAACTTTCCACTCAAGATCAGCCGCGTCCGGATCATCAAACTGCATCAAGGCATAATTCATGAGGCAATTCTAAGCCCTTTGAAACACATTGAACAAGAGAAATGCCACAAAACAAGGAATTGAACAATGCGGTGCCATCTATGGTGTTGACTTGATTGAAAAATATTCAGCTCAATCAACATCCGGCAAATCGGGGTCCGAACCCACCGCGGCGGGGGGCCTTGGAAAGGACCCGCGGCCGCTCGGCCGGTGACTGCTCGAGGCGCTTCGGCGGCCGGTGACTGGCCGAGGGGCTTCGGCCGCCCGTGACTGGCCGATCGAGCTCGGCTGGCGGGGACAGGCCGATCGAGCTCGGCCGCCCGCGACTGCTCGAGCGATCTCGGCCGGCGGTGACTGGCCGAGGGGCTTCGGCCGCCCGTGACTGGCCGATCGAGCTCGGCTGGCGGTGACTGGCTGCAATTTTTCGCTTGACAAGCTTAGCCGCACGGCATATATCTAGAGCATCAACCAATGGAGGACTAAAATGAAGCATGACATTACAGTAGTGGTTCCAATTTTTGCCGGCAACGGTTGGACGGAGGCTGGCCGCGTATTTGTGGTGCACGACAGCAAAAAAAGCACAGCGCTAGCCGCTCTTCGTCAAGCGGGTTATCGTGTGATGTATAAGGGCGGTGAGCATTCTTGCCACAATGTGTCTGCCAAGATGTATCAAGACGTCATCAACCTTAGGCACTATGGCCTTGACGAAGATGATGAGATTACGCAATGGTTCATCACGGTTCATCCTTAACAACTCATCAACCAATGGAGGACAGCATGACCAACCGCAATCAACCCCGCTCCCCTCGTTACAATTCTGCCGCTGTTCAGCAACAAATTGAACGCGAGCGCGCCCGTTACGGGCGGGGCTATATTTCCGCTCGAGAGGCGCGCCTGATTCATGCGCTGCTGAGAGGGCGCGATTAAGCTAGACACGAGCGTAAAGGGCCGCTTTGGCGGCCCGCCTTTTTGTATGAAGCGGCCGTAACTGGTCGCATTTTTTGCTTGACATTGTTAACCGCGCGGCATATATCTAGCGCATCAACCGATGGAGGACAGCATGACCAATCGTCTTCGCGCCTACGTCCGGCGCACTATTCTTTCTGCCGCCCGTGAATACGCTGGCAACAAACGCGACAAGGCGTCCCGTGAAGAGGGATTGCGGGCCGCGCTGATTGACGCAACAAGCGGCACCAACTCAGGTTGGTGGTCGGACCTAATTTACATCGCGCCGATGCTCGAAATGGCGCATCGATATCGTCACGACATTGCCGCAGCGTTAGACGCCTATCGCCATGAAGTTGGCAAGCCTTACGTTTATGTTGACCGCCAGACTGGCAAGCATATCACCGAGGGCGAGATCACATGCGCGCTGCTGCACGGTCCCTACACCATGTCCGACTATAACCACAGCCCGGAGCCCGATGCGGCGCTGATCGGCCTGCGTTTCGCAGTCGAGTGGTATGCGGGCGAAATTGCTCGAGAGCTGAGCAGCTGACAGATGCGAGCGTAGAGGGTTGATCGCGGATCGACCCTCTATCCCGCCTCTGGCGGATGACGACGAAACCTAGGAGACTGACCATGGAATACGAAACGATGGAACATGCAGGTTACACCATCCGGATCGAATACGATCCCTATCCTCTCAACCCGCGCGCCGAATACGACAATTTCGGCATCATGGTGTGCGAGCATCGCCACTACGATCTTGGAGACCCGGACGGACTGAATAGCTTGCGTAGGGCTGTCTGGACTAGCCGCGATTACAGGCCGTCATGGGACGAGGACACCGACTGGGGCAGTCTGGCAGACGTCT